AAGCCTCTGCATGCCGACATAGGCCAAAAGAGTCAGCAGGGTTGCCACCAGCAAAAAGAACGCCGTCACAACGACGGTCTGCTGGACGCTGCTGCTGGCCTCCGCCTTCATTTCACCGGCCCGCTCCTCTGCGTAACCCGCAAACGCGCGCACGCTGTCCGTGAAGTCAGGACCAAGGCTGGAGAGCCGTTGGCGCTCTTGCCGCATTGCGGCGATATCGCCGTTTCCGATGGCTTCAACCAGCTCTGGCGTAATCATTTTCTCGGAGGCATCAACAACGGCTTCGAAGTAGGGGAAGCGACGCTGAGAGCGTTGTATGTCAACGCTGCGAAATTCTTCGAACCGCCCTCTGGTACGCTCAAGGCTTTCTTGTGTCTGATCGAGTGCAGTAGCCGCCATCTCATCGTCACCACGCCGCGAGAACTGCTCGTAGCGCGCCATGCGCAGCCGCATCTCCAAGAGATTCGACTCCATACGGTTAGCGGTGTTGGCCTGGTCGACGCTGATCTCTGCCAGTTCGTTGACATCGCTTTCGAGAGATAACTGACTGCGGATGGAGAGCGTACCGATGATGGCGGCCATGCCCACCATGATCAGCAATAGCGTCGTCAGTAGCGTCTTTAATGTTAGTCTGCGCATCATATGGCCTTTTCACACATGTTGTAGTCCGACGTTCTACCGCCCTATATCGGCAAAGGTTTATGTGCCTTTAGTCCACTAGCGAATAGGCCTCCAAAGTGCGAGGAGTCCTCGCGGTGTCGCGTTGTAGGAATGGAAAAGCTAGATAGTGGAGCGACATGGAGAATAGGTCCGCAAAGCCGGTGCTGGCCATCGCCAACTCCCAGAAGCAACAGGACGTCTCAATCACCACGTCTTTATCCCGGAATGACTGCATAGCGGCTCCAGGGCCGCTTTATATGCCGTGAGATAGGGGAATCATCGGGTAGCGGCATAAAACGCCGCACAGGGCGGCGGCGTGCGATACCAAAGCCGCCTTACCCAACCGACAACTGACTAGAGAGGTCACTCATGAGGTCTTCACCCAATAACCGCCTCAACGCCATTATGGAGGCCCTGCTGGCCGCCCATGACGACGCTCAACGGCTATCGCGCTCCTCGCTGCATCGCATGCCGGAGTTCTTCATGGCCACACGGGTGGCCGACTACTTCGCCGAGCACTTCGACAACTTCGGCTATCGGCTGGAAGCGCAGGTCAAGCGCACCTTCGAGGCCTCGGACATGCAGGTCGACGACATCGCCGAGCTGCTTCAGGAACCCGACCTGCGTCCCGACGGGCGTTTCGATCTTGTCCTGCACACAGGCAAGCGGGGACGCACGGCGCATATCCTGGAGTTCAAGCGGGGCGATGCCATGCGGGGGTTGATCAGTGATATCCGCCGCCTGGCCAAGGTCAGCCGCCATGCCGGGCGACATAGCCTCAAGACCAACTACCTGGTGCTGACGCGGCGCTGTCCGCCGGAGCGGGATACCACCGACCGTTTGATCGAACGCCTTGGCAACAGGCTGCACACTGAGGGCCTGGACGATCTCGACGTGAACCTGATCGCCTCCGAACCCCAGAGCCCATTCCTCAATCATGATCATCTGCCAATGGCCAATCGCGCCTTCCAGATCGTGATCCTCGAGATCCAGGGATAGCGGATATCGGTCACACGCCCTCAGGGCTGGTTGGCCGCTCGCCAGTAGTCAATCGACTGCTCGGACACCACGCCCTGCGTCGTGCCGATCTCAATCACGGCCCGCTGAAAGGCCGCCGCCAGCTCCGGCTGGTGGCAAAGATGCAAGCTGCGGATGATCCGCGAGATCCGCAGGTGGTTGTGGCCACCGCGCTTGAGCCAGATATGCTCGCGCATGTTGAGCTCGGGCATCGCCTCGATGACGAACTCCCGACGGGTGAGCCCGAAGAACGCCAGCATCACGTCCAGCGAATAACGCTGATTGGCCTGCAACGTCTCGTCAGCGGCAAAGGCGGCGCGGTCGGTTTCGCTCAGTAGCGGCGCGAAGCCGTTGAAGCGCCCCGCCTCAGGAATCGGGAACAGCCACTGGATATAGTCGTGGGTGTGTTCCAGCCAGAAGGACGGCAAGGCCCAGAGATCGTGGAGCGTCCGTCCCTGATGGTCGCCGGCTTCGCCGCGATAGAAGGCGATCAGGGGCGTGCTGGACTCGTTCATCACAGCGTCCTCAGTAACTCAGATAATCGGCACGAATGGCACGCAGCCACCGAGCAAGGCCCCCGCAGCACGATGAGCACGCTTCTCCGCACCGGTGCCCTTCTCTTCACTCGCACACCGTTTCCTCGTAGGTCGCCCGCAGATTATCCAGCCGCGTGCGACCGTTGGGGATCTCGCCGTACCCGTTGATGACCACCGCCTCGAGGCCATCCAGGCGCGGATAGATCCTGTTGCGCAGCCATTCCGTGATCGAGTGGGTGCGATACGCGGCCCGGTCGTAGTCGTAATCTGCCACCTCGGCGCCGGACGCCTCGCGGATCACCAGGCGGATGCCTTCCAGCTGCCAGACAGCTTCTTCAAATTCTTTGACAGTCATGCACTTACCTTAGGAGAGCGAAATTTTAAATCAGATTTTTCTTATCTTACCTGACGATGCGAGCCGCCCCTAGGTGAGGCCATTTCAATTTATCTTGCGAAGCTGTGCTGCGGCTGGACAACATGGCAAATTTTCAATACGTTTGCGTATTGACATGAGCTATCTCCCCTATCAAGGCAGTCCAGTCATGCTAGAGCCTACCACTATCGCCGAAAGGCTTAGAAAAATTATGGAAAAACAAGATGTTGGCGAGAACGAGCTTGCCCGTCGTTCGGGTGTCACTCAACCAACAATCCACCGTATTCTGAAAGGCGAAAGCAAATCTCCAAGATTTTCTAATTTAGAAAAAATTGCGACCGCCTTGGGTACAACCACCACCTACCTGACTCAAGGCACATCGTCGCCAGATGTGAGCGGCAGCAGTGACTCGATAAGCACACATACAAGCCAATACAAGCCGGCAATAGGTGTGGGTGCCGCCTATGCACCGATTAACTTGAGTGCTGTCACGATGGGCACGCTTCGAGCAGTGGTTGGCGGCGTAGCAGGGAGCATCGCAAAACCTACCAAGGCGGCCAAGATAAACTACTACCCAGTGATTTCTGCCTCCCAAGCCAATAACACTGAAGACCTAAATAGGGCCTTATCGCCAAAAAGCAAAAAAAAATCATATGAAACAAGCGGATATATAGAAAAAGCCGTATCATTCTGGTTCATCATCGAAGGTGACTCGATGGCCGCCCCTATAGGCGTTTCCCCGAGCTTACCCGAAGGTACGCTGGTATTGCTCGACTCAGGAGAGACACCCGTGCCGGGTAAGCTCGTTCTAGCAGCTCTTAATGATGGTACCCAGCTCACCTTCCGCAAGCTGATCCAAGACAGCGGGCAGCTCTATCTCCAACCTCTAAACCCTTCTTACCCGTTGATTTTGCTAAGTAATCAACAAGACATCCTGGCAGTCGCAGTAGAGGCAAAGATCAACCTCTAATCCCCCTCCACATCACCCCTTCCCAAGCTTCACTATCCAGATAATACGTTTTCGTATTGACGAATTAATACGTTAGCGTATTATTGCTCATAGAGCAGCATGCATGGTCGCCAGCGGTTAAGAACAGGGAGGGAGGCAGACATGGCAGATGAGTTACTCACAACAGACGAGGTCGCAGAACTGCTGGCAATGAGCCCGAGCTGGGTCTACGCCAACAAGCACCGCATCGGCTTCGTCCAGTTCGGCAGTGCAGTGCGCTTTGAGCAGAGCGCAGTGGAGAGGTACGCTAAGAGCTGCAGGCGCGGTCCTCAGCGGAAGGAGGATCGGAAATGGGATACACAGTCTCGCACCGGAAAGATCGCGGCACATGGGTCGTCCGCTGCACGGACAACGGCCAGCGTACTCAGCGAACTTTTCGCACAGAAGGAGAAGCAAGGCAGTTTGCGCTGAAGGCAGAGGCGCAGCGCCAAGAGGACGAGTTCAACGGTGTCATGGGCCGCAAGCTCAAGTACACCTTCTCCGAGGGACTGCAGCGCATGGTCAGCGAATACGATGTCCGCTCTCAGAAGCAGCACATCCTGCTGGTTGCCAGATGGATGGATGAACATGCCTCTGGAGTGATCATCGGGCAGGAGTTGCTGGACGCTGCGCGCAGGATGCAGAAGGCTCTCAAGGAGAAGGGGCTGGCGCAGTCGACTATCAACAATCGTATCCAGGTCGTCAAGAGAGTCCTCTCGCTGTCGTACCGCGAGTGGGACTGGATCGACCTGCCGCTGGACGGCAAGCTGCGCAAGCCATCGCCCAAGAACGAGCGCTATGTCTACCTGACCGAGATAGAGCTTGCTGAACTGCTTGAAGCAGTGCCTGAGCGCTACATAATTGAGCGAAAGGTGATCTTGCTGGCAATGCTGACGGGCATGAGGCGTGGGGAACTGATGGCACTGGAATCGGGGAACGTCTATAACGGCCGTATAGTACTCAGGCCTAATCAGACGAAGAGTGGGAAGCCAAGGATCATACCTCTGACAGAGGAAGCCCTACCGCTGGTCGAAGCCTTGCCGTTTGACACGACTAGCGACAAAGTGCGCGGCGCGTTCGAGAAAGCCAGGGAGAAGATTGGTCGCCCTGATATTCGCTTTCACGATTTACGGCACTGCTATGCTTCACTGCTGGCCAGCAAGGGTGAGGCACTGACGAGCATCAGGGACCTGCTCGGCCATTCGTCGCTGACGGTGACGAGCCGCTATGCTCATGCCGATCCGGCAAGGTGGGAGAGCGTGGTGGCGAATGTGAGGGGACAGATGGTATGTGAAAGACCGGGTCTATGTGGGTCGGTGCGTGTTGATGTGAGCTGAAGCCCAGAGTGGCGGGGCTTACAGAGCGACGCGGCGGCAAGTAATGACTATTTCACCGCGTCACATAGATATCGACAAAACTGGTGGGTGGGACGGAAAGATTGAGAACACTATTCAGCGGCCCCGCTTCCACCCCGCTACCAGCTGATAGACCTTTTCTAGATCCTCGTCGGTGAGGTGCTTGATGGACTCCTCGCCGAAGCGCTGCTCCAGGATACCATCCAGCTCCTCTTCCATCTCCAGCTGTCGAATGTTCACCTTGATGTACCGGTACTTGCGATTGCGCCAGTCGGGGTCGTTGCGTTTGGCGCCTGCTGAGCGGCTTAGCCTGCCGATCCATTCCCGGAGGTACTTCTCGATAGCGGGGTAGTTCTCGCGCTTGTGAAGGCGGTATTTCGGGGCCTTGAAGGCCTTGTTAAGGGCACCGTATACGGCGGCGAAGGACTTAGGGCGTCGCTTGGTGGCCTTCTCCAGCTCAACGATCTCACCAACCCGGGCCTGGATCGCGGCGGCCTGCTCATCGGTGATGTGCTCTTCACCAGGCCTGACCTCTGCCTTGACCTCTTTCACCACCTTCTCGGTGTGGATGTAAGTGTTGTTGTTGCCGACGATGTTCCCGTCCCCCCGAACGCTCACCGCCGGCTGTTCACTTTTGCGCTGCTTGCCGGTGCGTGCCAGGAAATCGATGATTTCCGCCTTCTTCTCGTCACGATCCTTCATCCTTCCCCCTGCTCAAGCTGCTGTTTTTACAAGCCTTATCACCTTCGCTGCATCCGGTTGAACACCGGTATCGTCGTACATCTCGTAGATCGCCAGGATCAGGTCAGCCTTCTTGGCAGGCGGGTCGATATCCAGGTCCAGAATCTCCAGCGCCTCCTCGACGGCCTCGATCACCAGGCGAAGCAACTGCTCGTCTAACACTTTCCCTTTCGGGGCAGAGGGTTGCCCCAGCTGCTCAAGCATCATCGGGCCTTCCCCCGTCAGCACCCAATTGGCATTGATTCCATGCGCCACCAGCCCTGCGATCACCTGACTGCCAGGCGTACGTCTACCGCCTTCGTACTGCTGCCATGAGCTGAATGTACTGCCTGCCAGCTCAGCCACTTCGGATTGAGTGCATCCAAGTGCCTTACGAACTTCCTTTAGACGGGCACCAAGTTCCTCACCCATTTTCACCACCTTTCCATGTCGCGCTTTGTCGCACTTTCGAATGAGGGCATTGACGCACTTTTTTATATCTGTCGCGCTTCACATAACCCATTGATTTTTATAGCGGCTAGCGCGTGAGTCGACTCAAGTAACTCGCGATGCGAAGCGCGACACGCTAAAAGCGTTCTATAGACCGCTTTAAATGCATTCAAAAGACTGCTATGTTTAAACCCATGATTCCTTTTGAAAGCATTTACCCATGAAAATAGACAGCACCACCCAGGCCATTCTTAGCGACCCCAAGAAGCGCCGCGACTGGGTCAACTACCAGCTCAAGCTACAGGGGCGATCGATGGCAGCCGTGGCCCGTGACGCCACGCCACCGGTCAACCGCCAGACCCTGTACCAGGCCTTCTTCAAGCCTTACCCGCGCATGGAGAAGCTATTGGCCGACTCCGTGGGCCTGACGCCGCCGCAGCTCTTTCCCGAGCGCTATACCGACGACGGCCTGCCCGTGCGTCGGATGGGGCGACCCAAAAAGTCTACTTCCAAGAAAGCAAAGGATAACACTGCGCCGGGGCGGCGCAATGTCAAGCCGAAGGGGGCGAAGTAGACATGGGCCGCCGCGACAACAGGACCGGCGACATGTTCATGGTGCCCAGCCCGGCAGCGCCGGTGCCGGCGAGCATGGATTACCGGGCCGAAATCGCCCACCTGGTAGGGGAAGCCCTGAAGCAGGCCGAGGGTGATCGCTTCGAGGTGGCGGCCCAGATGAGCCGGCTGACCGGGCAAGAGGTTTCCAAGTACATGCTCGATGCCTGGGCCAGCGGCGCCCGCGAGGCCTACAACATGCCTTTCTACCAGGCGGCCGTGCTGGAAACCGCCTGCAACACCCTGCTGCTGAGTTCATGGCTGGCCGAGAAGCGCGGCGGTCGTTTGCTGGTGGGCAAGGACACCCTGACCGCCGAGCTGGGAAAGCTCGAGCGCCTCAAGGAAGACGCGGCGAAGAAGATCCGCGAACTGAAACGGATGATGGGAGAACTGGAATGAGCGACACCATTAGCTGCTGGGCGGCCCCGGGGCCTCGCGAGTACGCCGACAAGCCCTACCCGATGCTGTGCATCGATGCCGCCCGCGAAGCGGAGTACACCTTTGCCCAGGACGACCTGGACGACGCGGACCTTAGCTCGTTTAAGACCTTTATCTGGTACCGCTCGGCGCGTGGCGAAGCGGTGGCGCGGCGGGTCGCCCAGGAGCTCGCCGGTCTGGGCTTCGCCTTCGTCTATCCCGCCGATCGTGACCTGGTGATCCACGTGGGGAAGCGTCATCGCGTTATCGAACTGAGGGCGGCGGCATGAATAACACGGTTTCCATCAAGCGAATTGCAAGGGCTATAGGCACCCAGAAACGGAGCGCGGAGCGCCGCGCAAAACAGGAAGGCTGGGAATTCGACGAAGAGTCAGTCCGAGGTGGGCGCCGCCGTCTATACCCCGTCGACGCGCTTCCCGAAGCGGTGCGCGATGCGCTGACCCAGCTCGACGCCACCGAGGCCGCTCAAGCTCGTCTCGACGCGCATGCCACACCCGAGGTGACCCAACCGACGCAAGATCGGGAGGCGGCGCGTGCCTACGCCCGCACCCTGCGCGAAGCCAAGCAAGCCGACGATACCAAGCGCCAGGCCACCAAGCAGTCCGGCATGAAGAAGTTCGCCGCCCTGGCCCCGAACAGCGACAAGCGGCTGCGTGCCAAGGCGCGTGAGGCCGTACTGCAATCGCTATGGGACTACCGGCGCCGCCGTGGCATTCCACTGCGCCAGGCGCTGGGGCAGTTTGCCGAAATGGCCAATGTCGGTGATATCGCCCTGCCTGAGAACGTCTGGCAGTGGATGCCCGAATACCAAGGAAGCCGGGCCATCACTGCTGGTTCACTCAAACGCTGGCACTACGACTACCAGGCCGAAGGGCTGTGGGGTCTGGTGGACGGTTACGGGGTGCGTAAAGGCCAGTTCAAGGTGCTCGCCATCGAAGGCCTGGCCGAGATCATCATCGGCCTGATGCTCGAGCAGCCGCATATCACCCCCAAGAAGGTGAAGCTCTACCTGCAAGCCAAGCACCCGGAGAAAGATCAGGTGTCGGTGAAATCCTACGAGCGCTTCATGCGCCACTGGAAGGACGCCAACGCCCAAGGCTACACCTACGCCACCAACCCCGACGCCTGGAAGAACCAGTACATGGCAGCGGTGGGTAGCCACTTCGAACGCATCGAGCGGCTCAACCAAGTATGGGAGCTGGACTCCACCCCCGGCGATTGGCTGCTGTCCGATGGTCGCCACAGCGTGATCGGCGTCATCGACCTCTACTCGCGCCACCTCAAGCTCTACGTCAGCAAGTCGTCGACCGCCATGGCGGTGTGTCAGGTGTTCCGTCGCGCCACCCTGGATTGGGGCATCTGCGAGATCGCCCGCACCGACAACGGCAAGGACTACGTCTCCAACCAGTTCGTCTCGGTGCTGCGTGACCTCGAGGTAGAGCAGGAGCTGTGCCGGCCCTTCGCCTCCGAGGAAAAGGGCACCATCGAGCGCACCTTTCGCACCATGAGTCACGGCATTCTCGACCTGCTGCCAGGCTTCATTGGCCACAACGTCGCCGAGCGCAAGGTGATCGAGGCGCGCAAGAGCTTTGCCAAACGGGTGATGACCACCGGCGAGACCATCGAAGTGGCGATGAGCAGCACCGAGCTGCAGCAGCTGCTCGACCAGTGGTGCGAGGTCTACCACCACACCCCGCACAGCGGCCTGGACGGCAAGACGCCCTTCGAGGTGGCCACCGCTTGGACATCGCCGGTGCGCCGGATCCATGACGAGCGTGCCCTAGACCTGCTGCTGGCCGAGATCGGCGGCACCCGCGTGATCGGCAAGAAGGGTATCCGCTTCGAGGGCCAAGTGTTCGACGCCCCCGAACTGTTCGAGCACGTCGGCCGCGAGGCGGTGCTAAAGCGCGACGAGACCGATATCGGCCGGCTCTACGTCTACGTCGAAGGCGAATTCATCGCCGTCGCCGAGTGCGCCGAGCTGCTCGGCATCTCGCGCAAGGAACGTGCCGCTGCGGCGAAGAAGGCCCAGAAGCAGTTCGTCAGCGCCCAGCAGCAGGAATACCGCGATTTCCGCCGCCAGGTGGATCGCAACATCGGCCAGGTGGTGCTCGAGCACCAGCTCGACACCAGTCGCAACGTCGAAGCGCTGCATCGCCCCGGCATCGATTACAGCCCCGAGGGACTGCGCCAGGCGGGCCGTGCCGCCAGCCGCGAGCTGCCGCCGATACCGGCGACTCCCGCCCCCGAGCAGGACGACGCTCGCCAGAAGCTCGCCGCAGACATGGCCACCTCGCCACGCGCCACCGTCGCCGAGGCCGATACGCCCAAGCGTCGCTACGAGCGCTGGGTGCGGCTCGAACGCCGGGCACAAGCCGGCGACCGGCTAGCCGAGGCCGACCGCCGTTTCCACAAGAGTTACCCGGGCACGGACGAATACCGCTCGATGAAGGGCTTTTACGAAGACTTCGGAATGGAGGTTCGCGAAGGCGAGCTGACATGAAAACGCCCACGTCCTCTCTCTCACAACAGGGCGCGGGCGCAGGCAGTGCAAATGCAACCAGGAGCAGAGCATGACCCAACAGGAAAGCACGGTCAATTTCACCGGAATGACCACCGCACCACTACAGAACGTGGCGCTGTGCAACGGTGCGCTGGAGCGCGCCCTGCATCGCCCCGCGCACCTGCCCGGCCTGGTGGCCTTCTACGGGCCCAGCGGCTGGGGTAAGTCCACCGCTGCGGCCTACTGTGCCAACCGCCACCGTGCCTATTACGTCGAGTGCAAGTCGAGCTGGACCAAGAAGGCATTGCTCTCGGCCATCCTCACCGAGATGGGCATCGCCCCGGCCAAGACGCTGTACGAGATGGCCGACCAGATCAGCGAGCAGCTGGTGCTCAGCCAGCGCCCGCTGATCATCGACGAGATGGACCACATCGTCACCAAGAAGGCTGTCGAGGTGATCCGCGACATTTACGAGGGCAGCAACGCCGCCATCCTGCTGATTGGTGAAGAGCTACTGCCGGCCAAGTTGCGCGAGTGGGAGCGCTTCCACAACCGCATGCTCAGCTGGGTACCGGCTCAGCCCTGCGACCTGGACGACAGCCAGGCGCTGGCCCGCATGTACTGTCGCGAGGTGCGCATCGGCGACGACCTAATGGCGCGCATCCAGGACATCTCGCGCGGTGCCGCCCGGCGGATCTGCGTCAACCTGGAGAACGTCCGTCAGGCCGGGCTCGCCAACGGCCTCGACTACATGGACCTGGCCGCTTGGGGCGACCGCCCCCTGTACAGCGGCGAAGCGCCGAAGCGGAGGGTATGAGCATGTCACGCAAGCCCGTACACCTTACCGCCAACGCCAAGCGACCCGAAGGCCGCCAAGTGATGTGGGAGGCCATCCGCCGCCTGCGTCGGTTCACTCTGGCCGAGCTGGAGATCGCCACCGAGCTCAAGGACACCACCCTGCGCAGCTATGTCGAGGGACTGACCAAAGCCGGGTACCTGGAACGCCAGCGCCCAACTGAGCGCGTCGGCGGCTGCTTCCCGCCGGCCACCTGGACGCTGCTCAACGATATTGGCGTCGAAGCGCCGCGCGTCCGCCGGGATGGCACCCAGGTCACCCACGGCCTGGGCCGCGAGCAGCTGTGGCGCACCATGCGCATCATTAACGACTTCGACTTCCACGAGCTGGCGTTGCAGGCCAGCACCGAGACCCAGCCGATCGCCGAGAAGGAAGCCGCCTTCTACTGCCAGTACCTGCATCGCGCTGGGTACCTGGTGATCACTGCCGAGGGTGGCCCCAATCGCGCCACCCGCTACCGCCTGCTGCCCAGCCGCTATACCGGCCCCAAGGCACCGCAGATCCAGCGCATCCGCCAAGTGTGGGATGCCAACCGCCAGCAGGTCGTATATCGGCCCGAGGATGGCAGCGATGAGTGATTGGCTCTACGTACTGCAAAGCGCCTGCGAGCAGAGCAGCCAGAACCGTGTCGCCGTGAAGCTGGGAGTGTCGTCGTCGATGATCAGCCAGGCCCTGCGCGGCAAGTACCCCGGCGATTTAAGTGGCCTGAAAAAGCGTGTTGAAGGGGAGTTGATGGGCTCGGCAGTGACCTGTCCGGTGCTCGGTGAGATATCCGCTCGCCAGTGTCTCGACTGCCAGCGCATGCCCTTCGCAGCCACCAACCCACAGCGAGTGCGCCTGTACCGGGCCTGCCGCAGCGGCTGCCCGCATAGCCAACTGGGAGATGAGCAATGAACGCCACCATCACGATCTGGGAAAGCGACGAGCGCTGGCGCGATATCGGCGTGGAGCAAGCACAGCAGGGAATCGTTCGGCTGGGCATCAGTTTCGGCCATGAAGCCGCTGACGTGGCAGAGCAAGCGCTGGGTGCCGACCTCACTGCTTCCGAGTGCCGGCAGTTGGCCAGTCTGCTCGAGGCCGCAGCGATTGGCGCCGAGGCGATCGAGCCGGTCGGTAGCTTAACCACGGCAGAGCATCGCGCCTGGATGACCAGGAAGGAGCCGAACTCATGAACCGCTATACCGACGCGCACATTGAGCACTACGCCGACCGCTTCATCGCCCTGCGGCTGGCCCGCCACGGCGTAAACCTTGAGCAGTACCTGGCCAACGTCGAGCGCTTCGAGCGCTTGGCGCTGGAAGCCGAGCCGCCGCTTCCTGCCCAGCACGGTGCCATCCTGCGTATCTGGGCCGAGGCCGATACCGGCTTGGCCCGTGAGAGCCGGCCGGGGCATGTCGCCCCGCACTGGAGCGACGCGATGCTCCAGGACCCGCATGAACTCATCGCCCGCTGGCGTGCAGAGAGCGAGGCCGCCGAGCGTGAAGTCGCACACCTGACCCAACGCAATGGCGCATACGTCGAACCACTGCGCCACCACTCCCACCCGCCGCGCAGCAGCAAAGGCTTTTTCAACAAGCGAGGTGCCTGACATGCCTGATACCAACCCCATCCTGCGACTGATCGACAGCGATGACATCGGCGACGCCACCGTCAGCCAGCTGCTGCACGACCTGGGCGCTGAGAAGGCCGAGCAAGTCGCCGTGGCGATCACCCGCAGCCACCAGTTCCAGCCCTTCGCAGCCTTCATTTGCCTGCACGGCCCGCACACCCAGCGCTACCTCAACGCCATCGAGCAGGTGCGCCGCGATATCAAACTCGAAAAGCAATTTGGAGACATGAAATGAACGCCAAGACCGATACCCCGATTCCCGACGGTTTCCGAAAAGACGCCAAGGGGCGGCTGATCCCCGAAGACCAGATCAAGGAAATCGACCTGGTACGTGACGAGCTGGTGCAAGCCATCGTCGACCGTGCCAGCGAGCTGCGCGACATGCTGCGCGACTTCAAGGGCGACGTCTTCAGCGAGATCGAGGCGTTCGTGCAGACCTCCGCCCAGGAATACGACGTCCAGATCGGCGGCAAGAAGGGCAACGTCCAGCTCGTCTCGTTCGACGGCAAGTTCAAGGTCGTCCGCGCCATCCAGGAGTCGATCACGTTCGACGAGCGCCTCCAGGCCGCCAAGGGGCTGATCGACGAGTGCCTGCGCGAGTGGACCGCCGATGCCCGGCCCGAGGTCGCGACCATCGTTCAGGATGCCTTCCGCGTCGACCAGGCCGGCAATATCCGCACCGGTCAGGTGCTTGGCCTGCGCCGCCTGAACATCCAAGACAAGCGCTGGCTCCAGGCCATGGACGCCATTAGCGATGCCGTGCAGGTGACTGGCTCCAAGAGCTACGTGCGGATCTACGAGCGGGTCGGCGGCAGCGACCAGTACCGCCCGATTTCACTCGACATCGCGGGGGTGTGAGATGGAAAGCGAAGAGCATATCGAGAGGCTCCGGTTTTATGCCTCGGCACCTCGAGCCGGCGCCCAGAAGATCCATCAAATCGTCGACGGCGATTTCGTGACCTTCTGGCTTGCATCACTCAGAGGAAAGGCTGTGGCGCTGAAAGCCGGGCATCACAAATTCGGTGATCGCAATCAGGCGGTGCAACACGCACGAGAGTTCCGTGACTCATGCCAGCGCGACTTGGAAAGGATGGAGAAGTCATGAAGTCAGCCACGATCCGCGTCCGTGACGCCATGGGCGGCTATGCCGCCACCCTCCAGGGCAAGCGCGCGACCTGCGCCTGGAGCCACAAGGAAGCCGCCCGCCGAGTCGCCCAGAAGGTCTACGGCGACCAGGTGGACGTCACCGCCGACTACCTCCGCGATAGCGATGTCGCCGCCGGCGTGAAGTACCGCTACCACGTCAGCCACAACAGCTAAGCGAAACGCCCCTGCTCTTCACAAGGGCAGGGCGTCTGCCGGGCGTGGTGGCCCGGCACTGATGAGCAGCCACTAGGGAGTCGACATGGACCGCAAGATCCTCGACAAGATCAAGAAGTGCCTGGCGCTGGCCAAGTCGAGCAACGCCAACGAGGCCGCTGCCGCGATGCGCCAGGCCCAGAAGCTGATGGAGATCCACGGTGTGACCGCCGACGACGTGGCGGTGAGCGACGTGGAGAGCCATCTGGCCACGGCGAACGCCGGCAGGACCCCGCCGAATTACATCGCCATGTTGGCCAACATGGTCTCCGGGGCGTTCGGCGCCGAGATCGTCTACGGCTCGCGCTTCGATGGCGAGCGCTGGCATGGCCACGTCGAGTTCTACGGCGTGAACGGCGCCGCCGAGGTGGCCGGCTACGCCTTCGAGGTGCTGGGTCGCCAGCTCAAGCGAGATCGCAACGCCTACCTGGCCACCCAGCCCAAGCGCATCAAGCGGACCACCAAGGTGCGCCGTGGCGACCTGTACGCCCAGGCCTGGGTCGATGCGGTCGCCCGCCAGGTAGTGCCCCACCAGCGCAGCGAGGCCGAGGACGCCACCATCGAGGCGTACAAGGCGAAGCGTTGGGAGACGCCGCTGGAGTCTCGCCAGGCGCGCAACAACACCAAGGGCATGCGCAGCCACGACGTCGATGCCCTGCACCAGGGCCGTGCCGACGGCAACAAGGTCAGCTTTCACCAGGGCGTCAATGGCACCCGGCAGGCCGCGATTGGCGAGGTGGCGTCATGAACAAGTGGAAGCAGCTCGAGGAGCAACTGCACGGCGTTTTCGGCACCGCGACGATCCTCGCTGATGGTCACGAAGTGACTCTGCAGAAGCGCCTGGACCGCGAGAAGCTGGTGATCCAGGTCGGCATCAACGGCTGGATCAAGGGCGCCTGGAGCATGGTGGACGACCAGGGCGAGCCGAAGCATGCCGAGGGGCGCTTCTATCGCCCCATGCGCTCTCGGGCTTGGCCGCTCAAGCAATACAAAGATCTGCGCAAGGTGTTCGGCAAGCGCGAGGCTGACCGGATGACGGCCCTGCGCACCGTGGCGGTCAGCCCCTATTGGAACAGCCCCAAGACGCTGATCAGCCACCTCAAGAAGCACTTCCCGGATCTCGAGATCCAAACAGACGAGGTGACGTCATGATCAGCAAAGGCAAGCTCGCCCAGATCCACGTCGCCAAGGCGCAGCTCGGCCTCTCCGAGGAAGACTACCGGGCGATCCTCGCGCGCACCGCCGGTGTCTCCAGCGCCAAGGAGCTCACCGATCGCAACGTCGGCGCGGTGATTGCCGAGTTCCGCCGCCTGGGCTTCAAGCCCAAGGCGCCGAAGCGGGCCGGTCGTCAGCCCAACAACCTGAACCGCGAGGAGATGCTGCACAAGATCGAGGCGCAGCTCACTGACATGGGGCTGTCCTGGAGCTACGCCGAGGCCATCGCCCGCCGCCAGACCGGCATCGCCAAGCTCGACTGGCTGAAGACCGAGAAGCAGTACAAGGGCGTGATCGCGGCGCTGGACGTCGAGCACCAGAAACGCGACCTGCTCGAGCACGTCGATGCCTATCTCGCCGCAACCGACGAGACCCGCGAGCAGCTGGCCAAGCGCTACCGCCTGCAGACTCGCTGGGAGCGCAACCTGGCCGCGCTCAAGGCGCTGGTTGAAGCGCTGCCCGAACTCCGAGGAGACGCCTGATGGCATACCCAGCATGCCCACATTGCGAGCATCAATTCGATGATGAAGAGATCTGGTACCAGGGTGGCCGTTGCAATTTCCCCACTGAGCACGACGGCGACGAAGAAGACTTCGATTGCCCTGGCTGCGGCCTCGAGCTGCATGCGGTGCTAGTGATGACGCCATCTTGGGAGTTCCAAGATGGCGATGGCAACAGCCTGTAAACCCCGTTTAAACGCTGGAGAATCGATGGATATTCGCTGCCCCTGCTGCCATAGCCAGTTCGCCCTCGAGCACCTCACCGAGGATGAGGCGCTGCGCGAGCTGATGGCGATCCTCGCCGACCTGCCGCGTGAGGTCTCCCGGCCGCTGGTCGCCTACGTGGGTCT